GAGTGCACGGTGAGGTGCAGTTTCCCACCACGGACCAGCTTTAGCATGTCGAATCCTTTCATCGTCTAGGTCTGATAATGAGATCATAGCCGAGCGGCGAACGCCACCCACAACTACAACCTCACCAATTTTACACATTAAGTCATGGCACTCTAATGAGTTCAGCTTACGCCCCCTCGCACCTTTAAATAAGACCACGGTGAACTCAAATAAATCCTCTAATGGTTTTGGCCCTGAAGCTCGTCCGCCGAATGTTTTAAGTCTTGCTCCGGCAGGTCTAACCCCAGAAGTGTCCCAGCGGGGGATCTCTCCAGAGTAGAGGTGGGCAAGGATAAGTCGGAATGCCTTTGCCCATCCCTCCTTGGAGTCGTGGACTTTAATTGCGTGCTCACTAGCGTAAAGGTTATCTGGCACATCGGGCAACTGATTGATGTATTTGGACTCAACTGAGAACCCAACACCAGTACCGCAGAGCAGGATGAACATAGCTTCATCGAAGGATTTGACGTCGTCCACTGGGAGATATGAGCAGTTGTAGATACATGTATTGTCACGATCGGCACTCTTTCCTGCGGTCATTACCGCGCGCATTGATGGCATTACTTCATGGTTTAAAATGGCGTCATGAATTTTACTTTTTAATGATACGTCTTTGGTGATGGCTGGGGTTCGGCCAAACACATACTCGACGAAACGGGTGACAGTTTCATCCCATGTTTCGCGTCTTCCTTTTTCGTCAAGGAATCTTGCGTATCTGCTCATTCCTATATATTCTTGATAACTGTTCATTTTAGTCATTTAATATTCTCCACATTGACATAGCATTTTTATTTTTATTTGTGTGCTGGTATACATAAAACTTCATGGCTTCTCTTTATTGTTATTGTTGGGTTGATAAAAAAGGGAGGCCGCAGTTTCTACGGACACTCCCCGTACTACAAGGTGGGTTACTTTGTTTATTACCGCCCGTCGACAGTTGCTTAAATGGCAGGTGCTTTAGCCACGACTCGGCTTCAATCTCTCGTCGTTAAGGTTTTTCAGCGTTCCAACAAACATTTTACCCGTTACTACTATACTGCGAAATCTGCTGCTGCGGTTGTTGAGCCGCCTAACTTCTCGCCGTCCTCAAGTTTCTGAACGTTGTTTAATCCACACGCAATGCCCTTGGAACCGGACGCGTTGTATGGATAAAACGTGATAGACGCGCGGCCGTAGCAACCTGAGTAAAACTCGCTAGGGTCGATGATAGCCTGTAAGTCTGCGTCAACAACGCCAGGTTTTTGTGCTGAGTTGGCGTTAATAAAGTAGCTGTTTGCGTACGCTGGGTCTTCCTTCTCCGCGTCGCCGTCACGTAAGCCACCTTTTAACAACTTAGGAACTGCGCCACCAAAGTACGCGGCAGATGCGGCCCTGCACTCCTCAAATGCTTTTTGAATCTTTGAAACAGTTTCCTTATCACTTTTTGGAATAATAATAGAAACGGAGTATTTCGGTGTGCCACCTTCAATTGCAGGTCCGGGTTGGAATACGTGTGCATAAGAAAAACGTACCTTGCCAGTTACTACTTTGATTTTGTTTGTTGTTGTCATACAGTTACCTTTTAAACGTTAGAATTGAACTTCAATAGGTGTCAACTCGTCTAACCTTACTACTCATATATTAATACAAAATTTGTTTGTTTTTTGTTCCGTCATGTGAAATAAATACTCACGCATTTGGTAATAGTCACGTAAAGTTTTCATTTCTTTTGGTGGCTCAATTACCGGCGATTCAGCTTTTTTATTTTCTTCAGGCATCGTAGTATATTCCATGTTTTTTCATTGCACACATCATTGCCATCGCGCGTACAATATTTAACTGAAACGCTGGGTTATCCATAAGCTCCGGATCAACCGCGGCAATATCAAACACAGTATCAATTGAATCACGCAGCTCAATAATTGATTCGTAGTGTTTACCACCTGGGAGCCCCTCAAAGTCCTTGTAAAATTTGTTAATAAGTAATTGGGGTATTTCTAGTTCTATATTATTGATTTTTACTATCACTACTTAACCTCCATAATTAAACCTACGTTTGCTAAGGCGTAACCTAAAAACATCAAACCGGTGCCGTTTGCGCCTTTGATGAACTGCTCCACACCGATGTACAAGTAAACAAGTCCTATCAAACCAACAAGCCAGGTGCTCATGAGAAATCCTCCTTGGCGTCCTCTTTTAGCTTAATGAGCTTCGGGCTGCCCGTTGGACGCTCAATTAAATCGCCTAGCCAGGCGCTAATGTTTTTGTTAATCTTTTCTAGCTGCGCCAGTGACTTTAGTTTTTGTGGCTCAAATATATCATCTACGGGTATATTTCGCTCTTTCAATATAACTGCAGCCAACGCGGTATCCATGATTTTGCGGTGTGTTTTGGTGGTGGACAGCTGGTACCCTGAGGGCACAATATTTTTTTCTATCGCGCGCTCCAGGGCGTAGTCCTCAATGTCACCAACCCATGACTTTAGGTTTTGTGCCTTTGACAGAACCTCGCTGAGCTCGTCGTCTGTTAGGAGCGGCGGATCCCTGAACTCCAGTTTGGCCAATTCGTTGTTGAAGTCTGCACGGGCGCGGCACTGGGACTTTGCTTTACAGAACTGGCAGTGATCCCCTGGGATAAACTCTCCGGAGCCGGCCCAGGCTTTCTTTGCTTTAGGTTTGACGAAGTACTGCGCCCACTCAAGGAGTTTGTCGATGGTGGTCTCGTCGGTGCTAATTGCGTCAAGCCGTGGCTGGTGGATGGTGTACTGTATGTTTTGTACGTTAGGGTACTCGTCTTTAAACTTTGACCATGCGCCCAATCCGTAGAGGCGTAATTGCGAGTTGTCCTTTGCGTTGACGGGAATTCCCTTGCCAAACTTAAGGTCGATGACGCGAATGGAGCGCTCAGAAAGTATAACCACATCGGCCGTACCAAATCCGTCAGGAGCCCACTCAGAGTAGTCAATACGCTGCTCAAACAGGGGTCTGTCACCTTCACCGATCTGGCTTCGGACATAGAGGACGTAGTTGTCGACGTTAGCCTCGAAATCCAGTTTTTCTTCCGGTGAATATGTTTTGTAGATGGTGTGCGCCTGAATTTCCGCGTATTCTTCTGCATATTTTTCCTCTGTAATCTGGTTATAGTGGAGTTTTAAGCGTATTTCACTGAGGGAATGGGCTAGTGTACCTTCGGCTGAGAAATCAACGCCATGGGAGCTTCTTTTGGGTTCAGGAAGGGTTGCCTCTAGTCGGGCACTTGGGGTGCACGTTAGCCATCGTTTGGAGGATGACGCAGATAGTAGCGCATGAGCTGTCAAAATAGTTCCTTTATATTCGTTATATTGTAAACATATTAATACAAAAAATAAAGACTCCGAGGAGTCTTTTTGGGAAATATTTTTTTACTGCTTTTAGGGCGTTATTTTGCTGATTTTAAGGCGCTGATTAACTCACTAACTGACTTGTTAAAGTCAATTTTTGCCTCAACTTTTGCCTCGATCTTAGTGTCGCGTGTTTCGCGGTAGTCGTCTGGGTACTGCCCACGCAAAGCAATCTCGGCTAGGCGGCTGTTAAACGCCTTATTCTCAATGTTTGCAAGGAGCTGCTGCTCCCAGTAGGATTGCCCGTAAACCGTTGCCAAGTCCATCGCCTCAGCAAACGCGGGGTCTTCTTTTTTAAGACGGGCCGCGGTGTTCTTGCTGATACCAAGGGCTGCGTACATTGTTTTTTGGGACGCGCCTTCCTTGCCTAGATCTAGTATAATCTTGGCGTGCTCCGGCGTGAACTTAAACGAGTCTTTAACACCTTGGGATGATTTTTTGGCTGTGGTCATTTATTTTTTGGCTGTTTTTTCTGATTCTTTAAATGCTTTGGCGGTTGGTGCGCCCTTTGATCCTACTTTACGCATCTTTTCGCCGGATCCTTTTTTTATTCTTTCCTGCTTTGCGTGAATATTGGCGTAGAGCCCGGGTTTAGTTGCCATGGTTTCTCCTTGAATTAGGTGGGAGACCAGTCACCCCTCCCCTACTGGATCATTTACTTCTAAACATTACCAAAAAGTGTGCGTCAACCGAGCGTTCAGTCCAGCATATCTTTCAATATTCTAGGCATTTGGTAACTAA